GTGCTAAACGATACCAAAATAAAAGCCTTAAAAGCTAAAGACAAAAAATACTATATTGCTGATTTTGACAACCTACTTCTTTGTATTTATCCAAGCGGTAAGAAAACTTTTATATTTAATTATAAATGTCCTAAAACTTTAAGATACAAAAGAATAACTCTAGGGGAATACCCTACCCTCAATCTTGCTAACGCTAGAAAACAAAGAGATAATCTAAAAGTAAATTTAGCTGAAAATGACAGTATAAGAGAAAAGTATGAAATAACATTTAAAGAATTAGCATTGGAAAAAATGGATCTTAAAAAACTTGAATTAAGCGAAAAAACCTACAAAAGCTATATGAGTTATTTACAAAGATTTGCTTTTGGAATTTATGGAGAAATTATATTAGATAAATTGCAAATCAAGGATATTTTAAAAAGTTTTGAAAAATTTAGAAAAGAAAATATAAGAGAAGGTGCCGATAAGTTCTTTACTCTTTTAAATGAAATTTTTAGACATGGTGTTATAAAAGAATATATTAAAAGTAACCCCATGGCAAATCTAAATAGAAAAGAATTGCTTATAAATAAAGCGAGTAAAAATCATGCCACCTTGTTGGAAACTAAAGAAATTAAAGCATTAGTAGATAATATAATTGATTACAAGGGATATATTAGTGTAAAAATTGCAGCAATGTTTTCTTTATTAACTGCGCAAAGAAGCTTTAGTATAAGAAGTGCAAAATGGGAAGATATTGATTTGGAAAATGGTATTTGGTATATACCGCAAGAAGATATGAAGATGAAAAGAGCACATACTATACCTTTAAATTCTCAATGTGTATATATGCTTAAAAAATACAAAGAGATGAGTATTAATACGGGCTATTTATTTTATAGTTTAAGAAGTAAAAGTGAAATTATAAGCGATAACACAATTAGATCCATGTTTAGAAGAATGGGCTACTCTAATGATGATTTTACACCGCATGGCTTTCGTGCTATGTTTAGCACCCTAGCCCATGAAAATAGAAATAAACACCAAATGAGTAGCGATATTATAGAATTGTGTTTAGCGCATGTAGAAAAAAATAAGATTAAATCTGCATATAATCATGCTTTAAATTTGAAGGAAAAAGTTATCCTTATGCAGTGGTGGGGAGATTATCTTGATGAGATTGCTGATCTAAATCAACAAGTCCGAAATATTTTTTTATAAAATTTTCAATATCTTGTTTAGGATACAATCCCGAACAATTTCTATGTTGTTTAAACTCTCTAAATTTGCCTTGTTTGGCGTATTTGTGAACTATAGGCTCTTTTACTTTTAAAAGATTTGCAACTTCTTTTCTTGTGTAGTAATCTCCGATATCTAATCTAACCATTTTAAACTCCTAATCTTTTATCTATAATTTCAAAAATAGTATCCTTGTAATAATTCCAAAGCCATTTCTGTTCTTCATCTTCTAAATCATCAACGCTTAAATTACGCCATTCTTTTATTGTTTTAGTATTACAACCTAAATTCATCATAGTTTTTGTAAAAGTCACAACATAGGTATCCACGACAATACTAAAGATATTTTTCATATCTCCTATACAGTCCCTAAGACTTACATTTTCAAATATACAATTTTCAAATTCTGTTCTTAAAAAATTACAAAAATAGAAACTTGCTCCACTAAAATCGCAATCTATAAAAGATGCATTCTTGCTTGAAATATCATTTAAATTAGCGTTTTTAAAGCTAGTGCCGTTTATAAACACATTATCAAAATCCAAACCACTTAAATTTAGATTTTCCAAGTTTGCATCATTTAAAGAAATACCTTCTAAAATGCAATACTCAACTAATTCTTTTTCACTTTGTCTATCATCTTCGATAATGATAGTTTCATCAAGTCTTTTTAAAATTCCCATTTTCATCTCCTTAGTATTTTTTTCCATTTTTCTTCGTATTCATCATAATTTTGCCAATACTTAAGCTCTTTTTCTAATTTATTTAAAACAGCTTCAAAAACAGTATCTTTTCCTATTTTTTCGGCAACTAAACTCATTTCCCATTCTTTTATGCAAAGAATTCCGTAATCACGGGCTAGTATTTTTCTAAGCTCTAGTAATTCTTCCTTGCTAAGTTTTCTTTTAAAACTTAACTCCTTTTTATGTTCTAAATCATATTTTAGGGCTTTGATTTTGTTTTCATATTTTTCCTTTTGTTGCGCTAGTTGTGATTTATAACCTAAGCTTTGTCTAAAAGCTAGTTTTTGCATCTGTTCAGCTTCTATGTTTTTTAAGCGTTTTTCACATTCTATAAAATAACGCCTTGCCTGTCTTCCCTTTTCATTGTTTTCAACCATGCAAAGTTCTTTAGCCATATCTAAGGTTACATAGTATTCTTTGCGTGGTCTGCGTCCTGTAAAAACTTCTTTAATAATATAATCTTGATTTTCGATAAAATCATATTGATTAATACGATTTTTAATCCAATCAGCAAATTTAGAATTTACTTCTAAGTAACAAAAAAGATTTTCAACATTGGCTGGAAAAGCACCTTGTAATTCTGTGTGTGGGAATGTTAATTGTAGTTGCATATCATATCCTTATCAAAATATTTATAATTGATATGCGTATTATAACTAATTACTTATCGTTTGTCAATATATTTGATAATGAAATGATATGTAAATATATATTTTTTATTTTTCTAAAATTTTAGAAAAATAGCAAAAGCCCTTATTTAAAGTGCTTTTAAATCCTTTGTAATTAAAAATATTATATATTGAGTAAGCGGCAAACCCACTTCATCAGCCTTTTTTTGCAACTCATCTTTTTGCTTATCACTAAGCCTTATTTGCACAATGTTGCTCCCCTTACTTTCTTTCTCTTCTGCCATTTTATTCCTTTCTTTAAAACTTATTCCACGTTTAATATAACAATTTCTTTGATTTTATTGTATTCTTTTACAATTCTTAGTTTTAATTTTACTTCTTGTTCTTGTATACTAGATTTAGCAAGTTTCATTCTAGCATTAACATCTATTATATCTGCATTAGCCCAATGAGTTTTACCACCTAAAATTATTTTAAATTTTTTTCTGTCATTTGTTTTTTCAAAACCTAAAATTTTAAAATCTCCTTCAGTATCTTCTGTTTGCGTGGTATCTTCTATTTCTTTAAAATTATAATCTTCTTTATTTTGATTAGTAATAACATCATTTCCTAAACTAAAGCTAGCTTTTTCATCATCTTTTAGTATTTTAACTAATGTTGTCTTGGGAGCATTGCAAGCATTTTGTAATTCTTTATTTTTGGCGATTTCGGCTATAATTTTTGCGTTTTCATTTTGAGATTTTATTTTTTCTATATTTTCATTATGAATTAAAAAATTTCCAAATGACCAACAACCTCCAATAATTAATGCTATTGCTATAAAAAGAATGAGCTTATCTCTACTTTCCATATCTTTAATCACTCCTAATAAATTTGTTAAAAGCTCGTCTGTTTTGATTTCTAAACTACCTTCTCCTAAATAAAAACGAATTAATTTATTTTTATCAATACCATCAATTCCAAAATCCTTTTTTAATATATCGGCAACTCTATAAAAACTATCTTGATAAGAATCAATAACTCTTGCGATTTCAGCGTCTATATATCCTATATTATAGTTCTCAAATCTCCCACCCTGCAACTTAATAGTATGTTGTATTGTGCCAACTTCTGTTACTTTAATATTTTCCCCATTTGAAAGTTTTTCAAAAATTACAAGCAAGTCATCAACTGAATTTATTGATAGGCTCATTTTCTCTCCATAATTTAAGTTTTTTAATTTTACCAAAACTTTTTTTATCTAAATATGAAATTCAGCTGATCTGAGTTTTAAGTTCCAAAGAAATCAGCGGTTGGAGATTTTTTTGCATCCATAAAAGCGGGTATTTGATCTAGCCTTGCATTTCCTCTTGGTTCTCTTCCTAAGGCTCTAAATACTCCGCTATGGGTAATAATTCTTACTCCATTTTCTAAAACTGCCACATCAATAGAGCTTTCATTTATTTTTAAAACACCATCTGCCAAAGATTTCAGTAGTTTCTCTTCTGCCATGCTACTCCTTTATCTCGCAAACTAATTCTATATCGCAATTTTTAGGATTGGTAAAACATTCAAAGGCTTGTTTAATTCTAAAAAATGGGTCATTTAGTTGGTTTATACCAAAATTATTGCCACAAATAGGGCAAACATACAAAGAATGCCCTATAAACATAGAAAATTCGCTTTTACATTCTTTGCAAGTGATTTTAATTTTTTTAATATCCTTAATATTTGTCATTTTATTCCTTTCTTTTGTTTTTATAATTTTATCCAAAGTAATTTATAAACGCCTTCTAAAGTCCATTTGATTGTCTTATTTTTAAAAGAATTTTCTACTAAAAATAATGTGTGTTTTCTATAAACTCATCATTATGCATCCTAAGATGTTTTGCTATCGTTAAGCCTGTTGTTAAGCCATAATTAATAGCGATTTGTTCGTTTGTAAAAATTAAATTTGAAGTAATATTTTGCATAATCCTACCTTTTGCTAATTATAAAAAAGTAGGATTGTAGTTTTATTTAGTGTTGTGTTTTGTGTTTTTCTTTATAAAATGTATAAACTAAAGCTATTGAAACTATAACTAAAGTTACCGCACCAATTCCTAAAATGATTTCCATTTTAACTCCTTTTAGATTTAATTTCGCCAAGCCCTGAAAGAAACATAATTAAAATGCCTTCAGCTATAGCATAAGTCGCTTGACTTTGTGGAACATCGCTAAATTGCAAAGCAAAAGCTCCATTTACAAAGATACCTAAACCTATATTTCTTCCTGTGTTAAAAATAAGTTCTAACATTTTTTCCCTTTTTAAAAGTTTAGCACACTAAATAAAATTTAACAATATATTTTTACAAAATTCCTTAATTTCCTGTGCTGTCATTTTTCTCCTTTATTTAAAACATAAATTTAAGGCTCATTTCTAAAGCCCTATTTACAATACTTCTTATAAGCTCATCTCTTCCTGTACTTAAAGCTTTTCTAAGTTGCACTCCTAAGCCATCTTGTTTTAAAAGCTCTAAGGCTTTCGGTTTTAAAATAGCTTTTTTAACTTTTCCGCTTTCTAAATCCATACTCTCAAAATCCAAAAAATGATTATTTTTTAGGTAATTTATCGTATGATAAGCGTTTAATTGATGTGTTAAAAACTCTTCATATTCTAGTTTTGGGATAAAATCAAAAAAGTTAAAATCGCTTGGAATAGGAAAGGTACTATAAAGTTCTCCCAAAGTTTTTGCCGTATAGCTTTCAAAAAGCTCAATATTTTCACTCATTTAAATCCCCATTTATTGCAAAGCAAATTTAAATCCGTATTTGTCTTTAAAAGTTCATCAAAATAAAGCTCTAGTTTATCAATATAAAGTCTAGCACCTTTTAAATCATCATTTTGTATATTTTTAATTACTAGATTTTTACTATCTTTGATAAGTCTTTGAAGCTCATCTTTTTTATCTTTAAGCTCAGTTAAACGACCTCTTGCGTAAGTAATTGTTTCTTCTTGCATTTTAATCCTTTATCTCATACAAAATTCGATTAAATCATCAATATCATTTAAATCATTTTTAGAAAAGTATAAATAAGCTTTAGGACTGATTAAAACTCCTGAAAAATCACCATTATTTTCTTTATCGTATTTTAAAACTTTGCATTCTTTTAGAAAATGAATACAAGAGCTAAAGTCTATTTTATATTCTTTACAATCTTTGTTAAAGTCATCTGAAAAAAGTATGCTTTGATTTGGAAAATCATTTAAAAGTGTTTTTATAATACGTTTTGAAATAAGCTTAAAAGCTTTGAAGTTTTCCATTAATTCTCCTTTATTTTATCAAAATTTTACTTAAGCAAATAGACTTCTTTCTATATGTTTAAACATAATTTCATTAGCACTTTTAAAAAAGTCTTTTTTAATCTCAAAGCCATAAGCTTTGCGGTTTAAATTTGTAGCTGCTAAAAGAGTGCTACCACTTCCAGCACATGGATCTATAACAACATCACCTGCATCTGTAAAAATAGTGATTAATCTTTCTAGCAATTTAACAGGCTTTTGTGTGGGATGTACTTTAGGAATACCTTCATCTTTTTCCCAATCCATGCAGTTATAAATCATCTTTCCATCATTGTTAAATTTTGGAAGTTTTTCACGATATAAGATTAAAGCATATTCACAATTTCCAACTATTCTCATATTTGCTTTTAAAACTTGAGATGAGCTTTGTTTTCTAAAAACCAAATTTATATAATGATTAAAGCCATATTTTTTAGCTACTTCAATTAACATTGCTTGTTGCTCAAAAGAGCAAAAAACAATCATACAAGGACTTTTACCGCATTGTTTAGGTTCTTTTATAAGCATTTTTGAGCAAAAGTGCATAAATTCGCTAACTCTAAAATCATTATCTGTATCAAAAAATGCCTTGTTTGCTTTTTTGCTTTTTCCATTTTTATTATCCCCATTTATATACCATTGAGGAGATGAAGCATAAGCATTGTTGTCTAAATTATAAGGAATATCAGCTATTACAAGCTGTGCTTTTGGTATATTATATCTTTTAAAATTTTGAAAATGGTCGTTATATAAATTTGGTTTCATTCTCACTCCTTAAAAATTTTTCAACATCTTCAAAAGCTTTCACAATAAGCTTTTTTTCATGAAAGAAATTTCTTCCGCTTGGCTTACTTTTGTAAATTTTGTAAGCCTTTCTGAGTTCTTTTTTACTTATGTGATTTTTATAATTTATTTTCTCGATTTTTATTTCATTTTGTTTAGCAAATTCGCAAAAACGAGCTCTTCTTTCGGTAAATGGTATGATTTTTACAATTTCAAGATAATTAGAACGGCAAACTTTCATCATCCTCTCCTATTTCGATATATTTTTCATTGCTTGAATTTTTGACTTCATTACCATAAGGATTATAGCTTTGATTTTCTTTTGGAATAAATGATTTATTATTGTCGTTGTTTAAAGATTTATGCCTTGCTTTAAAAGATTTTATAGATAAAGGTTCTTTATTATTTTGAAACTCATCCATGCTTTGCATTTTTTCATTAAAAATTCTATCAAGAAAGATTTTGTTAGCAAGTTCTCCATTTTTACTTAAATATTCTTCTGTTCCAAAACCTAAAACTAAAAGTTTATTAACTAAAGAATTTAGATAAATAACTTCAGTCTGCACCCCAAAAACATTCTCATTTCCCTTTTCGCTAAAATCAAGTTCATCAATTCCAAAGAATTTCATAATGGCATTTAATTGTCTAAATCCTAAATAATTTTCTTTTTCTCCATTTTTACCCATATAGCTAAAATCGTTATTTTTAGCTACAAAAAGATTAAAAATGGCTAGTTTTTGCTCTTTTGAAGTTAAAAATTCAAAACAAATAAAAGTATTATTGCTTCCATCGCTTGCTATCTTTTCATATAAAAAGGCTTTGCGGAAAACTCCGCTATAAAGCCCACCTTCACTTAAATACTCTACGCTTGGCGCATAATTTGCCACTTCAAAACTTGCCTTAAATGCTGGTAACATTATAATTCTCCTTTTAATTGTGTTAAAAATTCATCTTTATTACTTAGAACTTCTCGTATTTTTTCACTTGTAAATAAAGAATGTTTTTTTATAAAATTGTTTTGCTCTTCGGTGTTTAAACCATTATCACTCATAAATTTTCTAAGTTCAGCACCTAAAGCTTTTATCTCTTTTGCTTTATTTTCTATAGCTTTTTCATCACTACCCCAAACTTTTAAATCTTCATTTGGATTTAAAAATCGCTTTTCCTTTATTGTTTCTAATTCACTCTCATCAAGCATTCCAAGTCCACAAATACTTAAGGTTACACGCCTTTTTGCTTTTGTGATAGCTTTCATTATTGCGTTTGCTAAATTATCGCCACCTAAATTTTTAATATTTAAAGCACCTGTATCGCAATCCGTTCTTCCATCGGGTGTTGCTGCGTAGGCTGTAACCATATAAATATCGCCAACTTGCGCCACTTCTGTTTTTGTAATACTTACTTTTCTTATTTGTCTTAGCTGATCTGTGGCTGATTTGTTTGCATATAAAGTAAGTTTGCCATTTAATACTATGTATTCAAAAGGCTTTGTAAGCATGTTTAAGCCTAAAATTTCACAAAGATTTTTAACATAGCTTGCTCGTTCTACGTCGCTCAGTTTTGATAAATCACCTTTTACCAAAGCAAGCTCGTAGGGATTAAAATTTATTTCTAATTTATTTTCTTCTTTTAATACAACTTCATTACTCATTTTTCATCTCCTTAATATTTTTTTCCATTTTTCTTCGTATTTTTCATAATTTTGCCAATAATCAAGCTCTTTTTCAAGCTTCTTAACAACAGCTTCAAAAACAGTATCTTTTCCTATTTTTTCGGCAACTAAACTCATTTCCCATTCTTTTATGCAAAGAATTCCATAATCACGAGCTAGTATTTTTCTAAGCTCTAGTAATTCTTCCTTGCTAAGTTTTCTTTTAAAACTCAACTCCTTTTTCTTTTCTAAGTCGTATTTTAGAGCTTTGATTTTATTCTCATATTTTTCCTTTTGCTGTGCTAATTGTGATTTGTAGCCGATTTTTTGATGATGATTTAAAGAATTAAGCCTTAGATTTTCATCGCTTAGGGTTTTAAATCTAGCTTTTTCTTGTTCTTGTTCTAGACTTCTAAGCTTTTCTTTCATTTGATAAAAAGCAAAAACTAAAACTTTTTTAGCATTTCTAACACTTTCGCTATTTTTCATATAAGTTAAAAGTAGCGTTGCTTGCTGTTCGTTCAGATAGTAAATCTTTTTGTTAGTCTTTGCTATTTTTTGAAGTTCAAAGCCTAGTTCCCCAAAACATTCTAAATCTTGCTTGTAATTTCTTATAAGTCTTTGTATGGAATTTATATCTACTTTAGATATTGTAGAAATTTTATTTTGGTCTGTAACTAAACCGCCATTTAAAGAATAAACTAAATCATTCATAATATAATCCTTTTTCAATGTTTAATTATTGAAATAATACTATATTAAGAATGATTTGTCAATACTATTTAATTATTTTTTCATAAAAATAATAATGATGTAGCATTGAAATTAGATTAACGCTCGGATTTTAAATCCGTTCGTTTTTAATATCATCAATAAAAAGATACATTATATACTGGTTTAAAGACACTCCAGCTTTTTCAGCTTTTTTTTCTAGTTTGTCTTTTAGCTCATTTGGAATTTTAATCTGTAAATTATAACTTCCCTTGCTTTCTTTCTCTTCTGCCATTTTATTCCTTTCTTTTAATTTCTTAATTTTATCAAAAAGTTTATAAACACCTTCTAAAGTCCATTTGATTACTCTTTGTCTTCCACCTTTGGTTTGCTCATAATCGTAGAAATAATGAATATTTTCTATGAGTTCATCGGCGTGATAGTTTTTAGTGCTATTTATGTTTTGTTTTGAAGTTTTATAAGATATTGCAACTTCTGTATTTAAAAAAATTGTTTTTTGGGTTAAAGTTTGCATAATTACTCCTGCTTTTTAATTTAAAAGCAAGAGTGTTTGTAAGTTTAGTGTTGTTTTTTTACCTTTTTATAAACCTTGTATGCTTGATAAGAAGCAATAACAAGGCAAATTGTTAAAAATCCACTGATTATATATTCGCCGCTCATTTTTTCTCCTTTCTATCTGCATAAATACTAAGTGCCATAAGTGCCACACTGCCAAACACTATATAAGTGTTATTTAGTGTGATGTTGCCACTAAGCAAAGCATAATTACCATTGACAAATAAGCCAAGTCCTATGTTCTTAAGTAACTCTAACATAGTCAAATTTTAACAAAACTAACTTAAAACACTCTTACTTTAAAAGAACATTACAGAATTATTCTGTATTCTTAGAGCAATTATACATAAATATTATATAAAAGTCAATATATTTTATAGAAAATATATATATTCTTTAAAAATAAATACATAAATTTTCTGTATTTTAAAGGTATAAAGAATTTCTTTACACCTTTAAATGCTTATTTTTGAAGCTCTTTAAATAGTCTTACAAACTCATCAAGCGTTTTAAGTCTTATTTTTAAATGATGATTTTCTAATACTAAATTTAAAGATTTTTTAGCTTGTAAAGGTAAATCATTATCATTAGCTACCCATTTTTGAATAGTAGTAAGATGCACCCCCAAAATCTCGCTTAACTCCTTTTGCGTGATATTTAACTCTTTACAAACTTCTTTAACAATGTTTTCTTTCTCCATTTTATTCCTTTCTTTTAATTTCTTAATTTTATCAAAAAGTTTATAAACACCTTCTAAAGTCCATTTGATTACTCTTTGTCTTCCGCCTTTGGTTTGCTCATAATCGTAGAAATAATGAATATTTTCTATGAGTTCATCGGCGTTTCTTAAAAAATGTTTTGCGATTGAATTTTTGGTAACTTCATAAAATGAAGCAACTTGTATTGAGGTATTATTTTGTATTTGTGATAGCATATTAACCCTTTCATTTTATGCTTTGAAAGGGTTGTTTTGATTTTAGTGCTTACTTTCTTTCGTTTTGTCTTTTAGAGATTTATTTTGCTTATAAAATAGATAGCAAGTATAAGCAAAGAGTATAACGCTTACTCCTGCAATAATGTTTAAACCTATCTCATTCATCCTTTTGCCTCCTTTGCATAAGAATACATATAGCCATAATCCCGACGCTAAAAGCAGTTATGATAAAGCTTTGCGGTTTAAAGTCAAAATTCATTAATGCGAAACTCCCATTAACAAATAAGCCAAGCCCTATGTTTTTAATTAATTCTAACATAGCCAAATTCTAACACAAAAATCTTAAACAACCCTAATTCAAAGAACATAAATTACTAATTTTAGTAATTATGCAAGAATTATATACTATTTTTAGAAAATAGTCAAGTAAATAAAACTAATTTTAGTAAAATAATTTAAAATAAATTCTAAAATTAGTATTTAAAGGTATGGACAAAATGTCTATACCTTATAACTCACTTGCTATTTTATGGGCTTTTTTAAAAATCTCTAATTTTTCCTTTAAAGTCTTATTTTCAATCAAAAGATTTAAAGCAAGTTCTGCCATTTTTGGAATTTTTGTAGTAGCCCAACCTGATATAGTCGTTTGTGGCACCCCCAAAATCTCGCTTAACTCCTTTTGCGTGATATTTAACTCTTTACAAACTTCTTTAACAATGTTTTCTTTCTCCATTTTATTCCTTTTCATCTGCGATAAACTCAAATTTTAAAACACTGCTTTTATCTTCAAAAGATTTTAGGCTCTGACGTAAAGTTTTAAAAGGTGCTTCATCATAAGAATTAAAAAAGTTTGTATGACAAGCAGGACAAAAAAGAATGCTTTGCTCAACTTTTGCAATGATTTGCGTATCGCAGTTTCTGCAGGTAATTTTATAGCTTTTCATATTTATTCCTTTTCATCTGTAATAAATCTAAACTCTGCTTTTTTATGCTCTTTTAAGCTTTGCAATATATTTCCTAGTTTAGAAAGTGGAGCTTCATCATAAGAATTATAAAAAGCATTATTGCAAAGTGGGCATACAATGACAGTTTTACCTATATCTAAAGTGATTTTAGTTTTACATTGTTTGCAGGTGATTTCTAAACTTTTTAAATTTAACATTTTAATCTTTCCTTTGTTTTTATAATTTTATCAAAAAGTGCTTTATTTTTATGCTCCTTTTTTGATTTTTAAGCACATTGAAGTACTTTCCTTATAAAATTCTTTAGGCACAGTAATATTTTTTTGCTCTAAAAAGCCCTTATAATCAATTGTAGTTCTACTTTGCGGATAAATTGTAATATCCAAACATCTTGCTTTTTCTCCATTTGCCAAGGCTATGAGTTCTTTTTTAAGACTTTCTAGCTTTTCTTTAATAGGTTTAATCGTGTTTTCAAGTCTTATAATTTCAATCGTTAGATTTTTTGCTTTAGTATCTTCAAGCTCTTTATATTCACTTTTTTGATCTATGATATAATCTAATATAAACTCTTTTATATTTTTAACCAACCATTCTTGATAAGCTTCATCTTTTGAAACTTCGCACTCTACAATCTCTTCTTCTTTGTTCATGGCTACAAATATACATTTTTCTTTACCGCTGATATAAAGCCCAAATTGCACTTGAGCGTAGTATTTATCACTTGGCTTTTTATTTTTTTTGATAAAATCGTATTCATTTTGTGAGTATTTAAACTCATAAATAATTCCATTTTCATCAATCCCATCTAAACTTGCTATAAACATTTCATTTTCTAGACTTTGTAAAACTACAGGAGTGATACTCACAGAATGTAAAAATTCAACCCTAGCTCTAATCAAAGGCTCATATTCATTGCCTCTTCTCATGGCTTCATTTTGATAGACTTCTTTAAGTCCTAAGATGATATCTCTTGCCTCTTCTTTAGAGTTAAAAGCACCTTTAATACCTACACAAGATGCTACCATCGATGCGCCTATTTTTCCTTTTCTAAAATTTAACCATTCCACACTACCCTGCTCTAAATCAATTATTTTATACTGCATGATTAATTCCTTCTAATAATAAATTTGCGATTTTAATTTGTCCTTTGCCTGTGATTTTCGTTGTGCTTACTAATCTATCTCCATTTATTGTACTGATAGTTGTTTCACTTACTTTGAAAAGTCCTTGCTCTATGCATTTTTGATAAGGCTTATTATCACTCATTAAAAAGCCATTATCCCTTAAAAAAGCAAAAAGTCTTTTTTCTCCGATTTCAATTTTATTTTTTTCATAAAGTATTTTTGCGAAATCTCTTATTAAAATAGCATCATTAGTATCTTTTATACGATTTGCAAAATGAATAAGTGGTGCGTTTTCTTTGGCTTCATTTTTTAAATTTACATTTTCAATTTGAAGCTTTTCATTTCTCTCTAAAAGTTCTAATTGCATTTGCAAACTTTCTTTTAATGAAAGCGGTTTATAACTTTGTTTTTTAAGCTCATTTTCTAAGTATTCTAATCTATCGATTATCTTTGCTCTTAGCTCCACACTATATCCACTCACTAAAATCAATACTTCTCTTTTTGGTAAGCGGTAACACTTGTAAAACTGCTTATTTTGTGGGTTTTGGTAGGTATGCTCAAATTTGAGCACACCCCCTTCAACCACTTTTTCTAAGTAAATTTCTATATCTCTTGTAACATTTCTATGTTCTTTTCCTGTAAGCTCTGCTATCTCTAAAGAAGTTAAGCTTATTTCTTTATTTTCATCTTTTCTAAATATTTCTAAATTCATTTTAATCTCCTTGGTAGTTTTTAACATAATCGCTTAAAATTTTAACTATTTGAGTTGCTAAAGGCGGTATTCTTTATCTGCTATTTTTTGCAACTCTTCTTTTAATTCTAATGGAATTCTTATACTTAGCGGTTTTGTTTGTCTTTTCATAATTCTTTATCCTTTAATCTTTTTACTTCTTTAATAGCTTTATCATCATTTTTAAAAACGCCTATAAGCCCTAAAGCATCAAGTATTTTTATACGAAAATTACTAAGTTTTACATTGATTTTAATTTCTTCTTCTAGCTTCAATGAAATTTCATTTATAGCAGTATCTTTTAATGCTATTACACCTTTTAGCCTTTGAATTTCTTTTTCTAAATATCTTATTTTTTCATTTTTTTTACTATTTAGGAACATAGTTTCGACCTTTCTTTTGCATAAAGAAGCTCATAAATTTTATTTTGCAAAGAGCTAATTTCTTTTATATTTTTCATATTTGCTTCTATTTGGTCTTTTAACTGCTTTAAAAGCTCTATTTTTTCATTTTCAAGATTAGAAATTTCAGTTTTTAAAGATTTATTTTCATCTTTTAAAGACTTATTTAGCTTCATTTCTTTTCTATATTCATCTTTGCTAAGTTTAATGATGACTTGTTCTTTTGTGTGATAAGCTTTCATTTTTCTCCTTTTAGATTAATGCTTAAAAGGGGCAACTGAGTTCTTTAGAATAGGAAATAAAACAAAAAAGGTAAATTCTCAAGTAGTTAATTTGTAAAAGTTGCCCCATTTAAGCATTAAAGGAGTTTAAGAAAAGCCAAGAGCCTTGCTCTCTTGGCGTGAGTATTGTTTAAGTATAGGCTAAGCAAGGCTATTCTATAATTTTAGTGGTTTTTTAGTTTAGTTGATTGATTATTTCAATCAACTTTTTTACTATTTCTAACAATAAAAAAGCAATTTTTAAAAACTTCTCTATCATCAAAAACAGCTCCTTCCCCACCAAGAGAAATTAGCCACTTAAACTTTATAATTATACTTTCTTTTTCTTAAACCCTTAGTTTTCTGTCGTTTTTAAAGTGCAAGAAAACCTTTGAAAAATAGCACTATAAACAATAATAACGAGCCAAGTTTATGGATAACTCGCTAACCCTTCCGCTATTCAAAACCATCAACACGATAGCAAAGCTTAATTTCCAAGCGGTCAAAAGCTTAAGAAAGTTCTTTAATAAAAAGAACTTGTTAAACTTTTAATAAAGCTTTTCGTATTTCTTCTCAAATTTCCTCACTTTTTCCAATAAATCATAGGTATCGTTAATAAACTCATCTCCATAGGCTTGCAAAGAAGCTGCAATATCTTCATCATCTTCCAAGCTTACTTCTAAAATATTTTTAAATTCTTGCAAAGAGTTAAAAATATCCGCAAAGTTTTCTCTGCTCTCTAATTCATCTTTAACTAATTCTCTTGCGTAGTTAGAAATTCTTTTTTCTTCTCTATCAAAATAAAAATCTGTAAAACTCATTTTTTCTCCTTTTTGTTTTATTGATAAAAGTATATAATAAAGAAACTTAATTAAAATTTAATTTAGTATATTAATTAGAAACTTTTTTAAAAATATTTTTGTGGTATAATTTTTTAATAGAAAATAATTAAAAGGATTGAATTTGTTTATTAGAGCATTAAGAGTTCTTTTCATCTTATCTTTTATTGCGGATTTGACTATCATAGGACTGTTTGTTGGTATTCCTTGTTTTTGATTTTATGGGGAATTCAATATATTATTTACGGTGAAAAAAAATCCTTTTTTTGTATTTGCAAAACACAATCCTAAGCCTTACCAAGAAGAAGATATTATAGATGTTGAAGTTGAAGATGAAAAACCAAAAAAATCCTTAAAAACATTTTTAGAAAATTGGAAGGATTAATGCGATGGATATAAAAGGTTGATGGGGTATTGAGGAGAGATATAAAAAATAACCAAGAAAAAAAATCTTGGTTATGAAGTTATATTGATTATCGTTCTTCCAAGTTTCATAAATGTATTATGAAAATCTTGTATTTTTTCTTTACTTGTTTGTTTAGCTGCGCCAAACTGATTAGCCTCATCCAAATCTTTATCATCTAGTAAAAATACTGGTTTTTTACTTCTTTGACTTATTGCTATTAAAGTGTTAAAATCTGGAATCTGCGCTAAATCATATGGGGACAAATTTGGAAATTCATTTTTTATTCCATTTTCAAATTTTTCCTTTTCGATTACACAATTAATATTTGACAATTCTGTTACAAGTGTAGTATTAATAGCGTCTCTTATAGCACTAATCCATTTTTCAAACGCCTTTGTAGGAGCCTCATTTCTAAGTCTATATCTTTGTTGGATTGCTCCTATAAATAAAGGATTATTGGGTATACCTTTTACACCTGTAGCTTGTTTAAAATCTTTTATTTCTTTATGCCATAATTTAAGAGTTTTGCTTAATGAATATATTGCTTGAAGACAAAAATAATCTGGACTCGTAGGAACTATAAAATACCTACTACCCATAAGAGCAATTTGATTTAGGCCGCTAATACTAGGGCTTAAATCTAGCAATACATAATCTATTTCATTATTTATTGCTATTTTGTTTAAAACTTCAAAAAAGCATGTTATAATATTACCTAATATCGGAATACCTGCGGTTATTTTCAATGCTGTTGTTATTTGGCTATCTAATTGAGAAAGATTTAAACTACCAGCCAATAAAAATAAATTATCATTTACTGGAAAAATTTCACCATCATTAGCTGAACCATAACTATTAGCTCCAGATATAATTTTTTCAATAATAGGCTCGAATGTTATAAATTGTCTATTCTGATAAAAACTAACCATAAAGTCATCATCTAATGCTTTACTTGATAAAACAAGTCCTGTTAAATTACATTGCGGATCTAAATCCACCATCAAAACCTTCTTGCCTAATTTTGATAAAGCCCAGCCTATATTATAAGTTGTTGTTGTTTTGCTAACTCCACCTTTGTGGTTAAAAAAACATATTGATTTTGCCATCATTTCAGTCCTCCAATATTTTTATAATAAATTATATATTATTTTAAATAATACAAACTATAAATTCTGTATAATTGTATAAGCTTTCAATCTTCGCTTATAATATGTATAATCAGCTAAGGCTAGAATGGATAACAATGGTAAAAGTATGAGTTTTTTCATTTGGCTTACAACTGTTTTTCTATAATATCCCCATCTTCTGGCTCATTTAGAGTTGTAAATTCATAACAATTTACGGGTAGATATGCTTTGTGATAAGTAAAATTTAACATTTCAATAGCTTTTGTATATAATATTTCCAAAACATTTGTTATTATTCTTTTATATTCTTTTTCATAACCATCTTGTATTGAAAAATTAGCTTCAAGAGAAATTTCACTTTGAGCAAGCTCTTGGCTATTATTACTAATATAATGAAAAATAGTTATCCTTAAATAATAATTCATATCACCAAGTTTTATTACTGAACTATTAATTTTAGGTTCCATCTTAATATTTTGGTTTTGAACTTCAAGTTGATTTATTTTTTCAAAATAAATTTTTCTAAGCTGGATTGTTTCTATTATAAATGTGTTTGCCATGATGTACTCTTTATTCCTGTAATAATGTAATATTGCTTTTCTTGTGTTAATAAGCTATCAGCATTATTGTTGTCAATACTCTGATTATTATCTAATTCTATTGCTTCAAATTGAGAAATCTTCTCATTTGGCAATTTAAATATTTCTCCCATCTCTACTATTGGTTGATAAGATGCTTTAAATATTTCTCCTGCATCTATTAACAATTTTAATTTTACTGCAAATTTTTTAGCCAGTTTTTCTCTATGTTCTAAATCCCAAGTGTGCTTCTTAAAAGGATATTTAAAATATGCTCCATCTAAAAAATTATGAAAAATATGTCCTAAAAAATTAAATATATCACTCTCATTGTGATAATTTATTATCAATTTGTTATTTTTGTTAAAAATAACAAATTTCTTACCATTAGTTTTAATTAGTGTTATTTTAAAAAATTTGCAAATACTGTGTATGCCTATTTTTATTTTTTCTTTTTTAATAATATCAAATACTTCATTAGCATTTAAAGTATTTGTATTGCATTGTGGTATCTTTTCCCAAAGTTTTTCTAATAATGCAACATTATGCCAATATTCTTTATTTTCTTCCATGAATATTTTCCTAAAGATCTTAAATCTTTTTTTTTGATTTAGTTTTCTTCTTGCCATTCTATTGACTTCCCATATTTTATTTTTGAAAATCTTTGAGTTTTTTTCAATTTCGTTTTTTTCTATAACTAAACTGTCTATTGATTGATAGATTATAACACACTTTTCTAATCTTTGTAGTGCAATTTTAATTTGGCTTTTGGGTATTTTTTCTGCCAATATATTTACAATAACAAAAGAAAAGTCCCCATCAATGCAAAATTTTGTTAAATAGTTTTCTTTATCTATTTTGTCTACTTTTTGTGCTTTGATTGTTTCGTTTTCTATCATATTAATAGAATAATGAAGCAAGCTTAGATTATTATACTCATTTTCACAAAATATTTCTTTTAAATTCTTTTGCTCTTTAATCAACTCATTATTGATATTTTGGATATTTTTTCTCTTCATCCCACCACTTCTATAAAATTTTTAAAGGTTTCAATCGCCATTTTTGATACTACAGCGCCTAAGATCTCGCATTGTTCAAATTCGCTATTATCTACTTTTTTATCCTCGTATTTTTTATTTTCAGAAACTAAAAAAATATAATCTGCAAAAGGTTCTTTTTTAATTTTTTTGCAAAATAAATCATCATTTTTTCTAAAAATAACAATATCTGCATTTGAAATAGTTTGAAGTGAATTTTTGCTTCTATCTACAATAATAAAATCACCATTAGATAAAATGGGTTCCATGCTGTCGCCATTAATTTTTATAATATCATAACTCTTCTTTATGGGTATATCTAAAATTTCTTTTAGAAAATTTTCATCAACGGAAACTATTTTAACTTCTTCACTTTGAGATGAGGTTCCAAGTCCTGCACTTGCATAAATATCTGGAAAATATCTGAAATTTATTTGATTATCATTTCTAAAAACATCTTGCAATATCACTTCGTTGAAAGGAATATCCAATGCATTACATAAAATTTTTATATATTGTGGTTTAGGTTTTGTTTTATTATCTTCTTTAGACATCAACCATTTTTTTATTGTTGCTTCTGAGCTTTCTATGCCATTTTTATATAAAATTTCCATCAAATCTTGATATGTAACTTTTTTATCTCTATTTTTTAAATAAAATTTAAATTTTTCAGTATCAAAATGAAAGTCGAATATATCTCCATTTCTTCCCATATTCTCTCCTTTTTTAGTATAAAAATTATACACTTTTTTCAAGCAAATAATGTTCCATAATTAGAAACATAATTAAATATTTATTAAGTTTCTTTATTTTATACTTTCGTTATGAAAAAAATAGATTTTTTTGATTTTACAAAAATATTGAGTAATCACTATACGGTTATTAGTGTTAAAAAGATTAGAACAAATAAATCACGCCCAAGTTTTAAAAAACAAATAGAGTTTAAAAAACTCTATGGAATACCTCATGAATTTTGGGTGGATGTTCGTAGCAATCTTACAAACATACCTAACCGTGGGAGAAAGCGAAAGGATAGAGAATGAAAGTGATTAAAATCAACTCTTCTTTTATCAGACCACATACAATTAAAAGTTTTAGTGTTTATGCTGAGCAAGAATTTATTGTTCTTGAGATTTTTAATGGAAAACAATATACGCAATGTTTTGAAATATTTCAAAGCAAAGAAGTTGAATACCATTATCTTTTTGGTGTAAAACAAAATTCAAAAACAGTTATGATATTAGATGAAATAGATAACTTAATGCAAAAACTCGCAGTAAATACCAGCCTTGAGGTTAAAAGACTTTTATCAAAAAGAAAGGGTTCTATTTTTAAAAATGAAACAATGTTTTTAGGTTGTGAATTATTTAATTTTTTAGTGAAAAGCGAAGAAAAAAATAATATAGAACTACTTGTAAAAGAATATCGCAAAGAGCAAAGAAAAATAGGATTTTTCAAAAGGTTTTTTTTATGAAATTAGTTTTTTTGATTTACATAGCATCAATACTTGATGATATCAATCGCGTATTCTTTACCGCAGGCATTTTGACTCTTGCTTGTGGTATTTTTGCAATTATTCTCTACTATGGTAGCAAATTTGAACACAGTGAAGAATTTGCAAATATAGGAATAAAAGGAATGAAAATCTTTATTCCTATTAGCATAATAACAGGATCTATTGCAATTCTTACTCCAAGCAAACAAACTGCTTATTTGATGGCTGGTGCTTATATAGGAAATCAAGTTGCTACTAGTGAATTTGTAAATAATAGATTAGAAAAAATCATAGAAATTATAGATTTGAATCTTGATAAGCAAATCAAAGAATTACAAGGATTTAAAAAATGATACCAAGTTTTATAGCAAGCTTTGATGTGGCTATCGGGCGAAAAAGATTGAGAGAAAGAAAAGGCTATTTGAAATTATCAAACACTATAGCTTATGGAGGACTTAGTGTTGATGCTTTAGCATTGTATATACAACTAGCTAAACTTAGTGAAAAAACGATTGTAAGTGAGATCTATCTAAGAGAGTTTATAAAAGTTAAAAATAATCAAAGAATGAGTTTAAATAGATTAAGAATTGCCAAAAAAGAATTAATCGAGCTTAGGCTTTTAGAAATTAAAAAGGTTAGAAATGGATCTTTAAATTTTTATGAGTGGATTTTAAAAGATGAAAATTATCAAGTCAAAAAGCATTTTAACAAAGCTTTATCTTTGCTTAAAAACAGTGATGAAAAGCTAAGCAAAACTCTTAAAAATAACACTTCATCAATCGACAGAAAATTAACTACTGAAAACGAAAAAAAAGAGAATTTGCATTATATAGAAACACGCACACACGCACGCGATAATAAATTTATAAATAATATAAATATTAATAATAATAAATTTATAAAAAAAGAGAATTTAGAAAATTTAAAAAATAATCAAGAAAAGAAAGAACGCGTTTCTAATCAAAACGCCTCTTTTATAGTGAGCTTTTTAAAACTTGATGAAAAGGAATGTGAAAAAATGGCAAAAAAAGAATTTAAAGTCCCAAATGCTAATGAGCTTATGGGGCAAATAATAGCTTTTAATGAGAAAAATGGTACAAGCTTTGGTGAAGAGTTGGCTAATGATTTTATAGGTTATTGGGATGCTAGGGAATGGAAAAGAAATGGAAAAAGAATGTCAAGTGTGGCAGGAAGTCTTTATACATGGCTTAAATACGCTAAAGAAAATGAAGCAAGAAAAAATCAGCGTTTTAACAGAAAAAAAGAAGCCAATCCAAGTGTGGTTGATAACTTGATGGAGTATTACGGAATGAAAGATGAGAACAAAGACAAGCTCTTAGGATGCTTTTAAGGAGTAAAAAATGCAAGAAAAAATACAAATTTTAATGGACTTATTGGAAATTAATAAGGCTCAAGCAACTGATATTGTAGGTAGATATCTCAAAAGCGTTAAGGATATTCATGCTTTCTTAGATTTTTATTTCGAAACTTTAGAAAGAGAGAATATCGTAGGGACAAGCTATGAGAAATTAAGAAGAGTTTGCAAAAGGGCTCAAATCGAGTTTAAAAAGCGTTTTGAAGACAAAGAAATATTTTTAGAATGGCTTTGCAGTAAATACAAAAATCAAGCTTGCTTTAGAGTTTTTCAAGGTGATTTTAAATACTCATATTTTGCAAATTACGGAAGCAATCAAAAAATTAAAATAAATCAAGAATCTATTGATTCTTTAATTTGCATCAATGCTTTTAAGCAAATCACTTATAAAGATGGTGATTTGATAGCTAATGGAGAATTTAAAGAAGCTTTAGTTGATTTCATGTTCAAAAATCAAGATAGGATAGGAAGAGATTTAGAGCATTCTTTACCAGTGCGAGAAATAGAAAGAGTTTTAACTTTAGATAAAATGAGAGAGCTTGAAAAAGCTGAAGAAAAAAGGCTATTTAATGAGAATAAGAGTAGATTTGAAAAAATTCTTAAAAGCAAAATAGCTTTTAAACGCATAAGCTAAATTTAAGAAAGTCTGAAATGGAAAAGTATATTTTAAAAATTGATTTAAAAAGCAACCCAGTTCCTTATAAAAGAACCACGCAAAGATCTAAATTTACATGTAAAGATTATCTTAAATATTTAGATTTTAAAAAACTCTTGCAAATGGAGTTTAGAAGACAAAATAATATTAGCTGTTTTCAAGCCTTTGATAAGCAAAAGAAATATGAGTTTTCTTTAAAAATAGGATTTAACAGCAAAAGGCATGGCGATGGGGACAATATCGTAAAATGCGTGTTAGATGCGTTATTTGAAAACGATAAGAATGTTTTAAAAGGCGATTATGAGATTATTAGTTTTAAAAAATCTTTTTTAGACCTAGAAATCAAAGAATTTAATTTTAAAGAAGGGGTGGCTTGATGGCTAGAATGATGACAAATGGCAAAAGCATCACAAAAGAAGAGCTTGTATCAAAGATAGAAAACTACTTTAGTGAAAAAACTGTTTTAAAAGAAACTAAAGAAAGTGTTATTTTTGCACCTAAAACAAAAGTGGGATTAGCTGTGCATTTAGGGATTTCAATGCAAACTTTAAATGAGTGGGAAAAAGATAAAGATTTTGGAGAAATAGTAGCAAATGCAAAACAAAGGTGTGAAATGGATATTTTAAACCATTCCTTAATCGGCACTTATACCCCAAGTGTTAGTATGTTCTTGCTAAAAAATCAGCACGGTTATGTAGACAAACAAGAAGTAGTCAGCGATAATGTTCAAAAAATAGAAATTATAAGAAGTGAAATCAAATGAAATTAAAGCTTGACTTTTCTTACACTCCTGCACAACTTAAAGTTTTTGATGATAAAAATCCACGCTTTATAACTGTAGCAAAGGGCAGAAGACTTGGTTTTACAAGGGGAAGTGCTAAGTTTGTCATAGAAAACTTGCTTTTAGGACAAAATGTTTTATGGGTGGATACCATACAAGCAAATTTACAAAATTATTACGAGTTATATTTTACACCTGAGTTAAAAAACTTGCCAAAAGATTTTTATTCTTGGAGTGTACAAGATAAGAAATTAATCATTAACGGAGCGGTACTTCATATGAGAAGTGCTGAAAGAAGTGAAAATATCGAAGGTTTTGGATATGACCTTGTTATTTTAAACGAAGCAGGAATTATTTTAAAAGGCAGCAAAGGAGAATATCTTTGGTATAACGCCATACGCCCTATGTTGCTTGATAATCCTAAATCAAGAGCGATTATCGGTGGAGTTCCTAAAGGAAAAAATCTATTTTACGAGCTATGTAGAAAAGAACTCAGCGATAAAAATTGGAAACATTTTCAATTCTCAAGCTATGATAATCCATTTTTAAAAGAAGAGCAAATTAAAGAATTAATTGAAGAAGTAGGCGGAGAAGGTAGTGAAGTTGTCAAGCAAGAAATTTATGGCGAGTTTATAGATAGCGGGGGTGCGGAGCTTTTTGCATTAACTGAAATTGAAAATGCGATGAGCAAGAACTCCTTTAGCATTGAAAAAATGCAAGGCGAGAATATTTGGGGGCTTGATGTAGCAAGATATGGAGATGATAAGAGTGTTCTTGCAAAAAGAAAAGGTTTTGTAATTGATGAGATTAAAAAATACTCACAACTTGGAACCATGGAGTTAGCAAATAAAATATTAGCCGAATACAACCAAAGCGAAGATAAACCAAAAGGTATTTTTATAGATACTTGCGGTCTTGGCGTTGGCGTGTATGATGTCTTGTTAACTTATGGTTTGCCTGTATTTGAGGCAAATTCTGCAAATTCTGCAACCAGTAATGAATACTTAAATAAAAGAGCGCAGATGTATTTTACCTTTGCTAAAAACTTAAAACACATGGAGCTTGTTAAAGATGAAGAATTAAAAAAAGATATGAGAATGATTGAGTATGAGTATAGCGACAAGGGGCTTTTAAAGATAGTTTCAAAAGAACAATTAAAAAAGAACTATGGCAAAAGTCCTGATGTTAGCGATGCGGTGGCATTAACTTTTTTTGAAAAACTATACAGCAGAAACAATACTAATGAAGATTGGAGTTATGATGGCTGGTGAGTTTTTAATGATCTATGATGCAATTGATGTAAACAAAATAAAAAAGCTTTCAAATTTAAGCGATGAGGCTATAAAGTCAAGTCTTGCAAATGAATTTTTAGAGCTTGTATCAGGATTTAATAATATTTCTAAAAAGAAATTTAAAAGAGAATTTGCGGAGTTTTTATTTGAAAAAGGAGTGAATGAAAAAGATATTTTAAAAATAACAAATTTAAGCAAAACAACAATATGGAGAATTATGAATGAAAACAAAAAGAACTAATGATGAGAGAGTGTCGTTTTTAACACAACTCATTAGAGAAAGTAAAAGTGGATATGAAAATTACAAACCACACTTTAAAGAATTGCAAGATGCTTATTTGCTTGAAAATAAGGTAATGCAAAAATTGAGAAAAAGAAATAAATCAAGTATCTACATACCAAAAATAAACGCTAAGGTAAAGTATTTAATCACTAGCTTAAATGATGTATATTTTAATAGTGAGAGAATGGCAGATATTGAAACTTACATTAATAGCGATGATACGATTATAGAGCTATGGCAGAATGCAATTGATTTTTATAGTGGTAAAATCAATATGTTTAAGATTTTTCAACCGCTTTTCTTAGATGTTTTACTTGTGGGAACAAGTATAGCTAAGCTTACTTGGCATAAAGGAATGCCACGCATTGAAAGAGTAGATATTGATAGTATATTCTTTGATCCAAATGCGTTAAATAGCGAGGATGTAGGCTATATAGTTAATGAAATTTACCTAACTTATAATCAAATCCATGAAAGACAAAAGCTAGGATTTTATAAAAACATAGAAATTGAAAAGCTTTTTGATGAAGATGATGAGTATAAAAAAGTGAAGCTTTATGATATTTATGAAAGAAAAAACGATGATGAGTGGGTGGTTTCTACCTTATTTGAAAATAATTTACTTAGAAATGAAGTTACTTTGCAAGATGGACAGCCTTTTGTCTGGGGCTCAATGCTGCCACAACTTAAAAAGATAGATAATGAAAACTATGTAAGTGCTTATGGCGAGCCTATAATGGCTTCTGCTATGCCTTTGCAAGATGAAATTAACATCACAAGAAATCTTTTAATCGATGCAGTAAGAACTCATATCATGCCTAAAATAATGATGCCAAAATCAATGGGAGTAAGCAGAGAAGATATAGAAACCTTAGGAAAACCAATATATACAGACGATCCAAAGGGTGTGCAAATATTACCACCACCAAATGTAAATAGTGCGGGAATAAATTTACAGCTTTTAGAAAGCGAACTCACAGAAGTTACAGGAGTTAGTCCACAAAACAATGGAGCTCAAACTGCACAAAATGAAACAGCAACAGAAATTAGCATAAAAGCACAAGAAGGCGGAAGAAGAAGTGCTGACTACATAAGACAGTATAACGAAACTTTTATAGAGCCTTTATTTGATAGATTTGCAATGCTTGTTTTTAAGTATGGAGAAGATAGTTTTTTTAATGGTTTTCAAAGAGAGGATATACCTAGTTTTAGATTTAAAATTCAAACCGGCACAGGTGCCATGAATAAAGAAATTAGACGTGCAGGAATTCAAGCTAGTATGCAAGTTTTTTCTGGGTTATATCAAATGTATATGAGTATAGGCGATGCAAATTCTGCTTATGGGATTATAAATGCTAGCAAAGAACTTACTAAAGAATTATTACCAATTTTAGGTGTAAAGAATGTAAATAGTTTATTTGCTTTTGAGAATAAGCAAGAAATGCAACAAGGATAAACAATGCTCAATATTGAAATTAAAAGCGATATATCTAAAACCAAAGGAGGAAAGAATTTAATCGAATTTATAAAAGCAAAATATAGTGAATGTTTTTATATAGCAAAAAATAACGATGAGAAAGAGTTAAGGTTAAAAGCTTTAGATACTATGGCTTTTTTAGACATAATAATCAATAAAATAAAGGATGAAGAAGATGGAAAATGATGCTTTAAAAGATTTAATAAATGTTATAACAGATGATGATAAAGGACAAGTTGCTAATAATGGCGATGAACCTACGCAAGTAGAAGATAATGAACCTATGCAGGTTGCTAATGAGAACGAGCCTGATTATAAGGCGATGTTTGAAGCTTATAAAAGTGAAAATGACAACAAATTAAATGCTTTAATGAGTGAGCTTGAAGCTTTAAAAAATCCAAAAAAAGAGCCAAGCGAACAAGAATTACAAAGAGAGCAGTATTTAAAAGAATTAGGACTTGATGGACTTGATGAGAAATTAAAAAGGCTTGAAGAGCTTGATAAAAAGCAAAAAGACAAAGAAGAGCAAGATGCACTAATCGCTAAATACGCACAAGTAGAAAGCGAGTTAAGAAAAGCCTATCCTGATGCGGATTTAAAGGCTATGGCAGAACTTGCCACAAAATTAAATGGTTTAGGCGAAGGTAATATTGACAGCTGGAAAACCTTACTTAATTTGGTCGGAAAATCAAATAATGCCAAAAAAGCTGAAGATTTATCAAGTGCAAACAATAATGTAAGAACGAGTGATTTTAACGATAAGTTAAAAAAAGGCGAAGTTAGCGAGATAGATCTAGGCAAAGAATTATTAAGTTTAGTATAAAGGAGAAATTATGGATTTTATAACAGCTTTAAAAGGTGGTACAGCACTAGGCTCTAGCTTTGCAGATACTTTGATGAAAACAAGCAATTTTACTCCAAATTTAGCAAGTAGCAGTGGTGGTTTTTTAAATGGATTAAAAAATTCTTTTAGTAATTTTGGAGATTGGTTATTTAAAAGTTCTGATGCAAATAAAGTAACTAATTTTGATAGATTAGGAAATGTTTTAGGCGCTGGGGGTGCTTTATATGGTGCTTATAATCAGCAAAAAATGGCAAAGAAAAATTTTGATTTACAAAAAGATGCTTATAACTTCAATAAGTATCTAGCCAATGAAGAGTTAAACAGAAGAAAGAATATGGAAAATAAACTTCAAAATGTTTGGAGTAATTAAATAGATTTGGATTTAAGGAGTTTGTTTTAAAGGGTAAATCTTAACCCCTTGTATAAGGGGCTTTGTTTATTGATTGTTAATTTGCATTGACAACAATAATACAAAGTAGTATAATAACTATTAAGATTTGTAGCATCTTATTTCACCGCCTTTCTAGGTGGTAATTTAGTGCTAAGGGTGGCGACCCTTGGCACCACACCTTTTAAAATTATACACAAACTTCCTTAAATCCTTTATTTTAAAAGAAAGAATAAAGGAAACAAAATGGCATTTTATAACCCACAAAGAGTAGTATTTAATCCTGATACAGGCGTTATACAAAACGCAGGAAAAGTCGGTGGTGTCTTATATGACATCATGAGCAAAAGTTTTGATGATAAAGTTAAAGCTAATGAGTTTCAGCAAGAGCAAGATTTAAGAAAGCAACAAATGGAATTTAATCAGGCTATGCAAAATAATCAGCTTTTGCAAAATGAGAGAAACTTTGATTATCAAAAAGAAAGAGCAAATATAGCAGATCAGCAATGGCAAATGAATTATAACCAAAGAGCTAGACAATATGCCATGCAAAATGCTTTAAGACAGCAAGCAATAAATGCAAGAGAGCAAAAAGATGAAATTTTAGCAGACCAAGCAATACTTAATCTACCAAGCTATACAAAGTCAAATCCTGAGATGAGAGCAATACAAGAAAGATTTAACACCATAAAAAAAGGTGGTGGTGATTCTTATTATGATGGGCAAGGTCTTTTGGGTGGAACATGGCAAAACATAAAAGGACTTTTTGGTGGAGATAATATAAATGATGCTCAAGATAGCTTATTTAAATTTATAAGCGATAGTATTTACAATGAAAAGGTTAGAAGAGATACAAACTATAATAGAACAAGGCATGATGAAATTTACAAAGAGCCTTCAGCTTGGAAAGCTCAAACTATAAATGCTAAAGAATATGAAAAAGCAATAAGGGATTATATAGCCACTAGTGAAGCTAAGATTAATGCTTATTATGATGAGCAAATGGCAAAGATTTCTAATTTAAAAAATCCATACATCAATAATCTTTATGAAGAGCAAAGACAAAAAGATTTAAAAGATTTTAGAGAGGGTTTGGCAAAGGATCTTGAGTCTTATTATATTAAATATGAAATCTCAAATAAACCTAGTAAAAATGCAGTCATTATAGATAATTCAACAACTAATCAAAATATACAAAACGATTTAGCCAAAAATATATTAGAAGTGCAAAATCAAAATACACCAAAATTACATAGCGTTAGTTTTAATGGAATTAATGCTCAAATATCAGAGCCTGATGCTAATGGTAATGTAATATTAGTTAATCAAGCAGGTAGAAAAATGCAAGTTAGCGTAGAAGAATTAAAAAAACAAGGATTGATACAATGAATATAAGAGAATTTTTATTAGAAAAACCACAAGAAAATAACATTATTTCATTTTTGCAAGATGGAGCAAGTCAAAGTGAAAATCAAGATACAAGTGAATATTTATCAAATTTAAAAAATGAAGCAATCAATGATTTTTATAAGAATAAAGACAAATATGCTAAAGAATATGAAAAACACAATATTAAAGACCAAATTTTAACAAATCCACTAGGATATATTGGCGAATACAAAAGAGATTTGTATGATTACAATAAAAATCCTTCTATGAATGCTGATGATTTGAGTGATTATATTTTAGATAAGCAATCTAAATTTAATGCCTCTAAACCTATTTTTGCTGATGATAATGAAGTAGCAAGAAAAAGTAATCAGTTTATGAGAGATTTAGGCGATGAGTTGCAAAAATCAGGGCGTGGAAGATTATTGCAAGATGATGATGGCTCTTATTGGGTGCAAGATAATAACGGAAATTATTCCAAAGTGCAAGGTAGCACAATGGGTAATTTATATCGCGGAATAAGAGATAATGGTACTAGTGTAGCTTTAGGAACAGCAGGTGCCATTGGCGGTACAATGCTAGGTGGCGGAGTTGGTATGGTTGCAGGTGGTGCATTAGGTGCATCTTTAGGGGCAGGATATGATTACTACGGAAATACAAAAGATACAAATCAAGATGCAAATTTAAAAGAAGCTCTTATACTTATGGGTGAAAATGCGGGACTTTCTTTAATAGGTGATGCAGCTTTTGCAGGAGTTGCCAAAGGAGCAAGAGCTTTAAAAAATACCTATAATATGGCAAAAACAGGAGCAAGGGCCGGTAAAGATATGATAGATGGCATGGCAGTAAAAGGGGGTAATTTAGGTAATAGGGTTATAGATAAAATCACCCAAAAAGATATCCCTATGATAGGAAAATTTACAGATGGTGGTTTGCAAAATGCAGAAACAATTTTTAATAATCTTACAAAAAATGTAGAGAATAAAAAACAAATAGATGAACTTATAGCAAAAGAAAATCCAACATACTTAGAAAATGGAAAGCCTACAATAGAAATATTAAAAAACATTGTCGAGCAAGGACTTAATAAAAATAATCCACAATTTATACAAGATAGCGCTAAAAGAACAAGTGCTATTTTAAAAAATATTTCTAATGCTTTACAAGGAGTTCCAACTACTCAAAGAAGAGAAATATTATTAAAATCAGCTCAAGCTTATCCCGAAATAGGAAGTTTTTTAGATGATGTTTTGAAGGCTGATAGGGATGCTAGTATTTCTTTTTTAAATATAATTAAAGAACAAGATGAAGTATTTAAGAACAAAACAGGTTTAAATGGCGAGTTTGATGTTAAGGCTTGGCAAAAAGATAATCACGCTTATGAGAATAGAATAAAACAAGAGTATGGCAGTGCTATAAGTAAATTAGATGAGCTTAACAACGGCTCAATAAGGTTAAGCAAAGAAGATTTAGCAAAGATTGAAGAGTTTAAAAACAACAATTTTTTAGAGCAAGATATAAAAACAAATATTAGTAGCTTTCTAGAAGATGCTATTGATAAAGACTTAAGTGCTGAGCAAATATTTAACTTAAGAAGTGCTATAAATAAGCAATTAGCCACAGGAAATAAGACATATAATACTAAAGAAGCTTATAGGCTAGTAAAAGATACTTTAGATGAAACTATGATAAAAAATGCAAGTGATAAAGAACTAGCAAAGAAGATTTTAGAAGATGCTAATAAAAACTATGCGTTAAAAGAAAATTTTAATAATAGTTATCTAGGAAAAATCAAAGACCAAGAAACACCCGAAGCACTCGCGCAAAGAATAGCTAATGGTGCTAGAAATATCAATGAAGACAAAGATTTAAAAAGAGCTTTTGAAGGTATGAATGAAGCAGAGCGAAAAGCAAATGAAAAACATGCTTTTAATGCATTACTAGCAAAACATAGAATTGAAGATATAGGATATGATTTTAAGAACCTAGCAAAAGATATGGATAATGTAGAATTTGTAAGTAAAGATTTAAAATATGCAAAAGAAGTAGTAAATGTTTATGCAAAAATTTATCAAAACAATAAAGACTTAATAATGACGGCTTTAGCTAGTAGTGGCAAAAAAACAAATTCTTCAATAGCTACAACAATACAGGGTGTTTTTGATAGAATATTAATAAGTGGTGTTTTTGCTAGAATACATGCTTTAATTCCTTTTATGAAAAGTGCCAAAGAACAAGCATTAAGAAATCAAATACTAGATGCATTAAAACTTGCTAAAACCAATAAAGAAGTTATATCTAATCTTAAAAACATAAAAATAGCGGATCAAGAACAAAGTAGAATTTTTAAAGATGCTTTGGATAATTATATTAAAGTAGATAAAGAGCAAAATAAAATATTAAAAGATGCACTAATTAAAGAAGGTGTTATCAAAGGCGACAACTTCTTCATGGATAAGGCTGATCCTAAAGATAATTCTTTAAGATTTATAGGCAAAAATGGCAAAGAGTATACTATAAATAAAGATGTTAGAAATGAATGGATGAAAACTTTTAATCTTAAAAGTATTGATGATGATTATATCCCCAATATGCCAAATGAAGTAAAAATGGCTTTAAAAGATAGAGAAATAAAGCTTACAAAAGGAAGTTTACTAAAGCTGATTGAAAAAGATAGAATTAAATACATACCACATATCAAAGAAACTTTAGAAAATCCACAATTAGTCTTAAGAGATAAGGATGATTTTGTATTTATTAAAAACATAGATAATCAAACTTATTTTACAAGTATAGGCAAAGACTATGAAACGCATTTGACTATAATTAGCAATTCGCCAAAGAAACAAAATAATATAAAAAATAAAATGAAAAATGCTGAAGTAGTGTATTATAATAATGCGAGAGCCTTACCGACATCTAGGGCATCTTCAGAGACAAAGCAAGTGTCGTTCTCTAACGAAAATTCTACCCAAACTAAACCTAAAACAAACTTAATGGATGATATAAAAGAGAACATTAAGGCAAAAGAAGTAAAGAAAAAGAATAAAAAAAGCGTAAAACAAAGACTTGATGAAAAAATACAAAATGATAAAAAGGCTAGTGAAGAAAGAATTAAGAAAATAAAACAAGTTATAGCTAGAAAGCAAAAAATAGATAAGGTTACAGATAAAAAAATAGCAGGAAAAATAGGCACTCATACGCTAAAAAATCTTATTAAATTAAAAGAAAGGAGCGAAGATAAATAAAAATTAAGGGCTTAAAGTCCTTGATTTTTATCTCGTTCTTTAAAAGAATTTGGAAAAAATTATGCAGAATATTATCACGATGGAAAAGGTGCTTTACAAAAACTACTCATTGAAAAACAAGGACAGGTGGCTGGGGCTTTTCATATACAAAGAATGACAACTCGGTTATTTATTTAGAATTTAAAGTTAATTTAACATCCAAGCATTCCAATCTTTTATTTGTTGAATTTTTAAATTGTCCTAATTGTGATAATATTAAATTAATATCATTCATCTCTAATGAAAAAATTTCTGATAAAAAATGTTCAATACTTTCTTTCTTTTCTTGTTTGCATAGCAAAACAATACCATCCCAATAATACAAAATAAAACTACAGAAAAAATCTTGCAATACCTTTATATTTTGTCTATCTTTACGCTGTAGAAAATGATTAATTCGTGTAGTGTAATGTGCGAAATCATAGCTTTTAATATACTGCATTTTTAATTTCCTCTTCAGCCTTTAAAACACCTTTGGCGTATTCTATAATATCTATTTCTTTGCCTTCATAAGCTCCAAATATTTTTACGAAATCAGGATTTAATTTTTGCTCTATTGCACTTTTTAAAGCTACTGATGCATAATATACCTTGGCATCAAAATCTTTTAATTCACTTCCTTTTTTTTCCATTCTTTCTTTTGATACGCTTATAATTTTATTAAGAATTTTTATTTCTTTTTTAAACTTTTTAATTTCATCTAGTTCTATAATTCCATGTTGACAACACATAAAAGAATTAAAATTAAATTTCATATCAGAATACAAACTATCACAAATTTGTTTATAAAAATCAATGTGATTTATTATTGTTTTTTGTATCGTTTTTACATTATTATTAAAACTTACATACTGCGAGCTTAAAGCTTTTATTGGCATTAATGCCATACTGCAAACTATTGATAAGCTAGTTATAGTTTTTTTAATATTCATAATTAAGATAACCTTTTGTTTGTCAATAATTTTTTTATTTATGGATCATAATAAAAATTATACTACAGCTATAATAAAAATTATTTTATAAGGTAAATATTTGAAGTCTTCACCCTGCTTTTTTTGAAGACTTTTTAGTGTTTTAAGGACAAACTAAGCAGGGTTTCTTTAAAATATCATTAACTATATTAAAAGATTAGTTCTTATCTAGCTCTTTATCGCTACGATAAGGACTACTAAAAGCATTAAGATTATAATAACTTCGTTCATCTTAACCTCCTTTCAAACTTTTTACAAAGTCTTCAAAGAGCTATCCTTAAAACTATGAAATTATATAAAAAAAATACTTAAAAATTTCATTTTGTTTCAAAACACACTATATTTGAAATAGTCATTTTTGGAAAAATCCTTAAAACTAAACTAAGGAGAATTCAAAAATGGCTTTACCTTCAATGGGACATACCCCACCCGCAACAGAAAATGTTAAGTTAAAACAATCAATATATGAAACGATTATTAAAATTGGAGCTACTGAAACACCAATTTTAAATAAAATAGGCACTTCAAAGGTTACAAATCCTTTAACTCATAGTTGGATTACCGATACTTTTGAAGAACCAAAAAAGAATGCAAATTTGGAATTGAGCAAATTTGTAGGGGAAACAAAAAACACAGCCCAAAAAACTACAAATGCTACTCAAATATTCATTACTGAAGCCATGGTATCAAAAGCTTTATTAAAAGCAAATCAATATGGTGGCAATGAAATGGAGTATCAAATAGGCAAAAAAACCAAAGAACATAAAATGGATATGGAATATGCTTTATTTGGTCTAGGCAGAGATAGTGATGTAAAAAAATCAGTTTTCAAAGATTATGTTCAAGCACAACAAGCAACAAGTGGAGAAATGGCTGGACTTTTTCATTATATCGCTAAAGGAAAAGATAGCTTTTCTAATGGAAAGCGTGGAAATGTATTAGCTTTTGATGAAGCAGAAGATTGGAGCGGAACTGCAACAGAACTAACAGAAGATAAACTTAATCAAATTTTGCAAACCATTTGGAATAGCGGAGTGACGCCTAAAGATGTCTTTTTAGGAGCTGACTTAAAAGGAGCTATCAATAAATTCGCTACAAGAATTTTAGGCAATGAAACAAAACTAGTAGGACAAGTAGTGAGCCTTGAAACAGATTTTGGAACGGTAAATTTCCATATGCATAGATTATTAAGCCCTAAATATGGTTTGGGTGATGTTTTAATTGCTGGGGATTTTGAGTATATGAAACATGGGCTTTATATTCCTACTATGATTGAAGATGTTCCAACTGATATTACTGCAAAAGCAAAAAGATTTTATACGCAAAGCACTTTAGAAGTAAGAAATGCTGATGCTTTTGCTATAGGCGTGGGATTAACGAGTGGAAATAATGCAAAGGCTAAAGCGGTTTTAAAAGCAGCAAAAGGTGCATAATGCTTTGTATTATGGCTAAAAAACTCATTATCGCTAAAGTTAAAAATTCTTACAAAATGATAGAAGATGATGAAGTTTTGAAGGCCTATTTTATGGAAGCATTTTATTATATTTTATCAAAATGTGTTCCTAGCGTTCTTTTAAAAAATGTAGAACAAGGCGAAAAAGTTTTTAGGCGAGTTAGAGATAATCATTTTTTGATTATTCCTGATGAGCCTGATTTTGACAATGAAAAAGAACATTTAATGATAGATGAAACACTTAGTTTTGCTGTGATTAATTATGTTTGTTATTTGATTACAAGATGCGAAGAAAAAGACTTTCTGGCATTATGTGACAAGATAATTTATGAGTATATAGCTAACGATGGCAAGGAGCTTGATGATGAAAGAACATGGTTGTGAGTGTAATTTTACAAATAAATTTAATCGAGCTTTGAGTTATAAAGACTATGTGCAAAGTATAAATAGTGCTGATTTTATAGCTTATTTAGATGATAAAAAATGGCTTTTAGCCATGGATGATCTGCTCTTCTTTTGTGAAAAGAGAATTAAAGATAGTGATTATTATGAAGGTTAAAAATGGGAACAAGCTTAAATGAATTAAAAACAGGTAGAGAAAAACTTGAAATCATAAATCAAGTTTTAGCAAGAATTTCAAATGTTGCTACTGCTTTAGATAATACTAGAATAGAAGAAATTGTAGGACTAAAAGAACAAGTTAATAATTTTTATAATGAAACTTTAAAGCTTAAAAATTTAGTTGTAAAAAATAGCGAGCTTACTCAAAGCAATACTGATTTTACTAAAAACAAAAGAAATGAAATTGAAAAAATAAGCAATCAAATAAAAAATACTTTAAATAATATAGAAGAAATCTACAACAACATTATAAAATCAGAAAAAGATATAAGCAATGGAGTTAATTTTGTTAAAGACAAATATCCTGAACTTAATGAGTTTAATAAAAATTTTGAAATTATAAAAATAAAACTTGAAGAATATTACAACATAGCTGTTGATTTTAATGCAGGTCTTAAAAAAATAGAGGAAAACAAAAATCTTACCAAATCCTATTTAGATTTATCCATAGAACTTAAGCAACAAATCTTACAAGAACTAGAACACGCACAAAGTATTAAAGAAGATTTGCATTCTAATATAGAGCTTGTAAATAAACTTGTTTCAAATATCGTGGCAACAAAGAATGAGATTATATCTATAACTAATAATTTTAAAAATGTAAAATCAGAAGTTCAAAATATAGTTAATCATGCTGAAGCAACAATAAAGCTTAAAATAAACACTATTCTTTTTGAAAATCAAAGATTAAATCAAAATATGATTAATCTACTAAAGCGTTGTGAGAAGTTAGAGGATGAAATAGTAGGAAAATATGAAGATATTTTAAAAATAGAAGATCTTATAAACTCATCAACTCAAATTATAAATGATTTGAGAGAAGCAGTAAAACAAAGCGAACAAATAAGCGAAGATATGAGAAGTTTTACAGCTATTATCAACGATTTCAAAACAGAAATTTCTAATCTAAAAGCAGATTTAGAAAGCTATGGGGAAAGATTAAAAGGGCAACTTGATTTAAAATTAGCACAAGCAAATTCAAGTGTAGATGCTAAGATTTCAAGCATTGAGACTCTAAAAAATCAAATTGAAGCATATGTAGAAACTAATAAAAATACCGTAGATGTGGCTTTAGCTAACTTTATAGAAAGATCTAAAATAGCTAATGAAGATTTAGGAAGATTGGCTGAAGTAGCAAGAACAGAACTCGCTAATGATAAAACAGCTATTGAAAGCTATTTGCTAGAACTTAAAAAAAGTATCGTTAATGAAATGAAAGAAGTGTCAAATAGCGTTACAGATGAAACAAGTGGAATACTAGCTCAAAAAAACCAAATAGAGCTTATCATATCACAAGGAAAATCAGATTTAGATGCTTTATTCAACAACTTTAACTCAAATTATCAAAACAAACTTAACGAATTTAATTCTAATACTAATGAGAAATTAGCTTCTATTAATTCACTCAGTGAAAAAAGCATAACAAATATACAAAATAAAACAGATGAAAATATAGGCAGATTAGATACAGCCAGCGAAGAAAAACTAGCTAAATTTGATGAAATTATAAAGGATAATTTGGGTGGAATTTATTCTCACATTTTTTCAATCGAAAATGTTTTATTTGATAAAAAAATAATTAAATTAAGTTATAAGGAGTAAAGAATGGCGGACTTAAAGCAAGTTGTAAATGATTTAAATTTGGCATCACAAAGCTTACAAGGGTTAAGAGAAAAATATGATGGTGCTTTAGATTTACTAGATAATAAAAATACACAAATAACAGGTGCGCTAGATAGGGCAAAATCTGATGCGCTACAAGAAATACAAACTATAAGCGATACAGCTACAAGTCAAATTTCGCAGTTAAAAAACACATCCTTAAATTTGGTCAACGAAGCTAAAAATACAGCTACAACTGAAATATCAAATAAAAAGGAAGAGCATAAACAAGAGTTAGAAACTAAGAAGAATGAATATATTAGAGAAATTGTTGCAAGAGCTAATGAGTATAATCTTGCCAATATTAATGCGCAAGTTCAAGCTATGAATACCAAAATAACCGAGCAGATCAATGGTGCAAAAACGGAATTAAATTCGAAAATAGACAATAAGGTAACAAAAACTGGAAATGAAACTATAGCAGGCGTTAAGACATTCTCTAGTCCAATAATAATACCAAATGCAACTGCCAATAACCATGCGGCAAATTTAGGTCAATTAAATAGCAAAGTTGCATTAAGCGGAAATCAAACCATAGCAGGTATAAAAACATTCTCAGTACCACCTGTATCAGCAACTAATCCTACCGCTAACAATCAAGTAGCAAACAAATCATATGTAGATACAGTCGGAAATAGCAAAGTTGCATTAAGCGGAAATCAAACCATAGCAGGTATAAAAACCTTTAATGCAGCGCCTGTGTGTAGTGCCAATCCCACAGAAGATACACAATTGGCAAGAAAATGGTATGTGGATTATGGCGGCGGAATTAGGAACTTAGGAAATCAAACAGCACCAAAAATAGATTTAAGACAAGCTCAGCATTTTATCTTAACAATGACAGCCAAAGGAGCTATCGGTATAGCAAATTGGGCTGGTGCTGGCAAAAGTGGAACTATCACTGTCAATAATGCTCAAAATATCACTGCTTTTTCGGCACCTTTTCAATTTAGAATAGCTCAAAGTGGATTTAGTGGCACTGAAACTTTTGCTTATTTTTGCATAGCAGCAAATAATGTAAGATTAGTAAGGACTTAAAATGAACTGCCTCCTTCTTTCTAATAATGGCATAGCACTAAATTTACCTCCATCTTTAGGAGGCTCGGTTGCAAATTATAATTATATGTTAAAGCTAGACATGATTTATAAACAAGCAGTGGTATTGCCATCAAATATTAATAATAAAGAAGTGGTTATGTTAGGCGAAGTTTGGACGACTGGAAGTATGTCTAATAAAACTTCTGCAAATACTTTGAATATCACATGGAACAATTTTAACTCTAATGTAGAATTGCATGGTTTAAGTAAATATTACGCTGCCAATGCAAAAATCAAAGTAGAGAAAAAATTCAAATTTGGAAATATAAATAACTTACAAATAATGCTAAGTTCTTATCAAAGTGGTAGCGCAAATGCACCTCGTGGTTGGAATTTAGGTGATGGGAATAGATTAAACCCAAGAGCAAAATTAACATTATACTGGAATTAAGAAAGGATAAATATGTTTTATGATTTAAAAAATAAAAGTTTAAAATATGATGATATTTTTTTAAAAGATGTAAAAATACAAAACGAAGAAGGTGAAATTGATGCACAGGATACTTATTTCTTAAGTGCTTGCGATGATGGGCTTTTAAAAGAGCTTGGTTTTGCTAAAGTTGAAGAAGAAGAAGTGCCAAGCTTTGATGAAAAAACACAGACACTTAAGCAAGTTCAAAATTACGATGAAGAAAATAATCTTTATATTGTTTCTTATGAGATTAAAGAAAAAACCTTAGAAGAGTTAAAAGAATTAAAATTAGAAGAACTAAAAGCTATAAAAGAAGAAAAGCTTTTGTTTATGCCTTTTAAAAATACTACATTTCAAATTGACACGGAAGCAAAAATTAATATCAGCGGAAAAGTTAGCGAGATAATGTTAGCAAATCTTAATAATACTCCTTTGGAAAATATTGCTTGGATTGATAAAGATAATAAAATCACTACATTTAACAAAGAAGAATTTCTAGAATTTGGGGTTGGTATCGCTAAATATACGGAAAGTATTATTTTTAAAAATGATGAACTAAGAAATAAAGTGAAAAATGCCACATCTTTAGAAGAATTAAATTTAATTGCATGGGAGAGTGAAAAATGAGTACTGAAAATATAATAAAAGAAGGTACTATACTCGGTTCTTTAAGTGGATCTGCATTGCTAGGATTGATGGTTTTTGTCTTAGCTGGGATTGCATGGCATTTATATAAAACTTTACATAAAGAAGCTGGGGAAAGAACCAAAGAACTTATAAGTGAAACCAAAAATACCAATGTTCTTATTAGAGAACAAATTGCAGTATCCAGAGCAAGTAATGATAGCTTAATCAAATTTATACAAACGCATTGCTCTAAAACTAACGATAAGCTAGAAGCTATAGAAACAGATCTTATGCGAATGGATGAAAGGCTTGTTAAGCTCACTCAAATAAGAAATGATGAGTTAAGAATGATTTACAAAAGAAAGGAAAACGAATGAAAATTGCATTTTATAAAGTTAAAGAAAATGACAAATCTACTTTTCTTGATAAAGCAATAGCTTTTTTTACTTCATCTTGGAAAGAAAGATTAAATGGAGATTTTTTAAATTCCTATTCTCACTGTGAAATAATCTTAGACAATTTAATGATTAGCTCAAGTCCTAGAGATAAAGGAGTAAGAATAAAAGAATTTAAAGACACTGGCAGATGGGATTTTATAGAAATCAATGATATAAATGAGACAAAAATAAAAGAATTTCTTTACTCTCAAATAGGAAAAAAATATGATTTTTTAGGAATTTTGGGTTTTTTCACATTCACAAAAGATAGTGAAGACAAATGGTTTTGCTCTGAAATCATAATAAGAGCGTTGCAAATAGGTGGTTTGGTTAAGCTAGGAGATATGAATGCAGGAAGCTCAAGTCCTAATAGATTATATAAAAAACTAAAGGATACAAATGAAAATTAAAATCATTAGAAGATACACAGGTAAAACTTGCGTTATTGGTAAATTTAAGGTTTTAGATGATGAAGAAAAAATTCTTTTTGAATGCTTTGCATTGGAAGAAGACAAAGAAGGTTTAGAAAGTGGCAAAGATTTAAGAATACCTGAAGGAAATTATAATTTAAGAAGACACACACCTTCACGATTTGAAAATACTTTAAGAAGTATTACAAAAAAAGATGATGATACAATGATAAATGTTTATAATGATGAAGTTCCAGCAAGTCGTGCAATTTTAATACACTGGGGAAACACTGACAAAGATACACAAGGTTGTATTTTGCTAGGACTTACTAAAGATAACAATAACGAAAGTGTCGGTCAAAGCAGACAAGCTTGTAAAGAATTTTATGATTTGATGTATGGTAAAAATCTTGAAGACATTAAATTAGAAATAACAAATGAATTAGCATAGAAAGGAGATAAAAGTTTAAGTAGGTTACCAAATAATCCCCCTAAAAGGGGACAAGACTAATAAGCCTTGACAATAATTATACATAAGAGTATAATTATAACGATTATTTGGTGATATGTAGTCATAAAAATCACCCACTTTCAAGGGTAAAATTTAGCCATAGGGGGCTAGACCTACGGCTAACCCTTAGGGGTATTATATAAAAACCTTACTTAAACTTCTAAAATACAAAATGATAAATCTTTTATCTGGAAATGCAAAACTTTATATAGCCTTAGCTTTAATGGCAATCTTAACAGGATATTTTTATCTAAGACTTGATAGCACAAAGGCCAAATTAGAAAAAAGTCAAAGTGATTTAGCTTTGGCTTTAAAAGTCAATGAAAATAATCAAGAAAAATTAAAAGAATTAAATCAAATTCATAAAACAGAATTAAAGGCTTTAAATGAAGCAAACAATCAAAAAAATCAAGTACAAGAAAGGGTGCAATATGTTAAAGAATACATTTATAAAAGCAATGAAAATAATCTTACTAAGCTTTTTAACGATGTCGTTGATAGGTTGTGGGACGACAACTGCGCAAGTAGTAACCAAAATAGAAATTCAAAAAGTGAAAATACCACAAGAGCTACTAACACTAAGCCCCATTGAAAAGCCAATAGTAAAAAATGAACTAGATATTTTAAATGCTTATTCTATGCTTTTTTACAAATACAAACAGTGTGAAATTCAGATAAGCAAAATAAAGGAGCTAAATAATGAGTAATACAAATGTTGATTACAACAAAAGACTTAAAGCATTTAAAGAAATTTATCCGCAAATTTTAGAAATGAGTTTAGCGGAAAAATCTCCATTTGGAGAATTTAAAAAGCTTTTAGAACAATTTGGAAACGATAATGTTATAAGAAATGACCAACAATTTCAAAGCTTAGCACAAGCGTTGGTAAGTGTTGGACAAACCATAGTAGCACAAAGTCAAAATACAGCTTTATCCATGATTTTACAAGGCGATGAAAACGAGCTTAATGCTGAAAAATCTTTACTTTTAAGAGCTCAAACAGAAACAGAAAAAGCAAAACCTGCATTAATAGCTAGACAAACTTCACAGATAGATGATAATTTAAGAATAGAAGCTGCAAAAGTTACACAGAGTGTTCAATTTGGATATTGTACCGGTGGTCTTGATATACCACAAGAAATTATGAAGCTTGTTAAAGAAAAGATAGAAAATATAGAAAAGTCTTCATAATGCTTATAGATGAAAAAAGGCTTATGAGAAATTATACTCTTAAGCCTGCTTATCCATCAAACATAGGAGAATCGGATACACAAGAAGTATATAAACAATGGTTTACCTATGCTATGATAGGGGTAAATAAATATGTTGAGCTTTTGCACAAACAACTTGTAAGAAAAGGTAGGAGTAAAATTCAAAATATAAACCATCCGCTATTTAAAAATTCGTATATAGTGAAAAAATATAACATTAAAAGTTCTAGCACTGCACCTTATAATAAGGAAAACTATAATGATTTAGGACTTAACCAATTTTTCGTAGGGCAAGATCCATACAAACCCTATCGGGGAGATCCTGGTAGTAAAAATGGAATATATCATGATATTTGCGAAATAAGAACTAAATATAATTTAGGAAATATGCAATATTATTATGGTTTTCCAAACAATTTAACTCTTTTATTTGAAAAAGAAAAAGCTTGGAAATATCACGGAAAAGGATTTTTTTATATCGATGAAAAAATAAATTTTAAAGATATATTAAATAAGGCATTGGAAAATATAAATTATGAAATGCTTATAAACGATATCGAAGTAGTTATTTTTTGCCAAACCATCCAAAAAAATAATGAATGGATATATCCTAGTATTGATGATATTAAAATACCAAACATTAAAGTGGAAAATATTGAATTTAAACCATTATTTGGAAAGCCTTATAAAAAACCATGCGTTGATGTTGAAAAATTTTATAATGATTTTAAAGAATTAAATAAAAATATATTTAGAATCGAAAAAGTAGAAATAACCTATAAAATATATGAAAAAGCTCAAAAAACTAGAGAAAGTGATTCAGGTAAAACATACTACGCTTTAACAAGCAAAAAAGTATCTTTTTTTGAAGTATTTAACTCTATAAAAGAAATATATAAGTGCAAGTATGCACTCCCCTTGTGTTTTTACAATAGTTTTAATTTTGTTTGTTATGAAGAGCCTTATGTAGCATTTTCTTCTCTAAATAATGCAAGTTGGGGTAAAAAAGATACGAGTGTTACGCCAAGTATATATCCGCTATATAGAAAAAGTTCAAATTTGCCTTATGGGCGCAGAGATAGATGGTTTGCATTATGGGATAGTTTTTATTATCTTTATGTATACGAAAAATCAAGCAAAGGAATTTTAAGCTTTTTAGCACCTATTGTCACTATCGTTTTAGCTGTAGCTACTTGGTGGATGGGCGGGCAAGGTGCATGGCTTGGTACTTTAATAGGAGTGAGCGAAACCATTGCTTCAGGAATCACACTAGGGATTAGCTTAGGTTTAGCCATAGGTTCTCTAACTGGAAATAAAACATTCTCCATTCTTAATGCTGTTTGGGGTCTTGTTAATTTTCTAGGTGCTTGGGGTGCCAATAATTGGAATTTAGCCGCTGATTTTACAAAAAATACAGCACAAATCGCACAAGAGATGACAACTTTTGAATCAACTTTAAATATTGCGGGTAATTTATTAAGCGGAGCTAGTAAGATTTTTGATGTGGTACAAAGCATTACAGCTAATACCCCTGATATGATAAATGAGCAAAAAGGTAGCGATTTAGACAACAATGAAGGCGGAAATGGGAGCGAAGCTTTGGAATTAGCAAAAGATATGATTAATCCTACAATATGGTATAATTTTGAAACCACAGATATACTAAACGAAAAAATAGAAAAAAATAGAAATCTTATTTTTGCATTCTAAAAAGTTATTGACCTATATATTGACTTTGTAAAAATATATAAAATAATTATATGTAAATATAGGCAATATCTCTATATTGTTCAAATCTCGCTAACCGCACCATTTGTACCATAAGCTACTATAAATATCAGACTTATAAAATATAGATAAAATAGGCATTTGTAGCTATATAAAGCCTAAATTAAAGTTTTTTCCATTAAAATCCATTTTGAAACTTTTTTCCTAACTTTTCTCCTAACTTTTTATTTTTTATTCCAAAAAGTTAGGAAAAATCGATACAAAGAACCTATTTTAAACTACAAATGATATTTTTCAAAAAACATCCAACTATCTCTAGATGATTTTAGTAAAAACCTAAACAATAGATCTTAAAAAATTATAGATAGCTTTTTATCTTTCCTTATTTAAAGCAAAAAACCAAAAATATTTTTTACCCTCTCAAGAGTGATTAGAATACCTTTGGTTCTTTTTATCATAAAACATAGTTAAAATTATATATAATCTCAAAAACCAAAAGGAGCTTATTTTATGGAAAATAATCAAAACAAACAAGAAAAATTAGAAAGCGTTAATATAGACAAACCTATAGAGAAAAAAGAGGAGGATTTGTTCAGTAGAAATTCAGTAGCAGAACAACTAAATACAATTATTAAAAATTATAAAGAAGAAGATAGTATTACTTTTGGAATTATAGGTGATTGGGGTAGTGGAAAGACCTCTTTCGTTAATATGACTTTGGAGGATTTTAAAGATGATGAAAATTTCATTATAGTGAAATTTAATCCTTGGAATATCTCTACTAGAAAAAAACTTATCAGCGATTTTTTTACAACGCTTGCCAAAGAAATTCGTAAAGCTTCATTTCCAAAATTTAAAATTAAAAATTTAAAAAAATATATTCTCATGCAAAATTTAAATTTTTATCTGAAGTACCTAATAAACTAG